GAATGAAAGCATAGTCAGCGCAGCCTTTTTTAGAAATACTCTGATAGTCTTTTTTGAATATTCTACATGGCAATTAAGATACATAGGTGAATATGGACTTCCGTTCATTTGGGAGAGAATATCTTCCGATTTTGGTGCTGTCAGTCCTTATAGTCCCGTGGTTTTTGATCAGGGCGTCATGGCGGTAAGTGATAGAGGTATTATCCAAGCAGCAGCCAATGGTGTTACTCGATTAGATGATCAGATACCCGATCAAGTCTTTGGATTTGAAATACAGAATAGCGCTCCTAACTTTGTTCATGGCATTAGAGATTTCGAAAAAGAACTTGTCTACTGGAATTATATCGATACGGCTAACCAAGCCGATACGCAAAGCTATCCTAATACTGTCCTCGTATTCAATTATAAAAACAATTCTTGGGCAAAATTTAGAGATACCATTACATGCTTTGGAACCTCGCAATTTCAGTTCGGTATCACGTGGGACAGCTTAACGACTTTTTGGGAAAGCAATGTCACTTGGGATAACTTTGATGATCAGCAATATGTCGATTATATAACAGCCGGCTCTCAACATGGATTTCTTACAATATATCAAAATCCTGACGCTGAAACACCTCAGCCTTCTACGACGCTTTATGCGCCTACTCTTGCTATCTATGGTGTAAATTTCTCTCCTAATCCTATGCAGCTCACAGTTCTTAATCACAACTTGGCAAACGGAGAGATAATCTACATACAAAATATGCTATGGAGTGGCACAGATCCGGGCATTAACAATATCATCTATAATGTGACAGTCGTAGATGCTAACACAATATCTTTAGGCATATGGGATTTTGCATCACAAAACTATAATGCTGTTAGCATTACTTCTTCAGCCACGTACATTGGCGGAGGGATAATTACTCTCTTTCCCAAGATGAATATTCAGAGCAAGGATTACAACCCATTTCAAGGATAAGGCAAGGACTTTAATCCATTCCAGGGGGCAGGAAAGCAGTTTAAACTCTCCTTCGTAGACTTCCAAATGGATGCAAATGTTCTTTCTCCTGCCATAGCAGCCACAACAATTCAGCTCTTTGTGAATAGCTATCTAGGAGAACAGGCTAATCTAATATCATCCAATCAAGTAGTAATGAATTCTTCGCAAAATTCTAAATGGATCACGGGAGCAAGTAACGCAAATCCATGTCAGATCACAAGTCCGGATCATAGTTTGCTTACAGGAACCATGATTTACATTGCAAATGTTCAGGGTATGACGCAGTTGAATGCTGCCATATATTCTATTACTGTTGTGGATGCAAATAATTTTACCCTGAACAATATAGACTCAACAGGTTTTGGTTCGTATACTACGGGAGGAATTTGGAATACAAGCCCTGTCAATGGTCAAACTTATATCCCCGGTTCAGAATATGCCTGGTATCGCTTCTATAGCACTCAATTTGGGCAGTATCTTCGCATAGGCATGACATATAACGATAACCTAATGAACCAATTGGCGACCCATCAAACCCCCATGGAGCTTAACGCAATGAATATATGGTTTAGAGAAGGTGGCAGGCTGATAAACTAATGACCTTCTCTAGCAATCAAACTTTAAACACAAACCAATTGCCTATTTCCTTGGATGTGGATCCTGAGGATAAAGATTTTGAAAATATATTACTCCTATATCTTCGTCGAGTAGCTAATGCAGTAAATACAAAAGCAAGCTCCTTATTCCTTCTTCAAGAGACGGCTAACTTTGGGCAATGGTATCAAATTGGAAATCCTCAGCAGAATAGAAATGCCTATAGAATTACCATTGATTTAGTTCTTCTTAAAGGAGGCAATATTCCTACAGGAAGTACGAATATTGTTCTATCATCGACTACGCAGCCGGCGAATATCATGGGGTACTTATATCCCGTTCAAGGCTTTGGAGGTGCAGTCGATACTAGTGGGCTTTCGTATTTCCTAAATGATCCATCGATTTACGTCAGATATCAAAGCTCGACAAATACAATAACTATACAAAATAATTCAGGTAATGCTCTGACATGGTGTGTGTGGGTACAGGAATATTTGAAGAACTGAGGTAAACTATGGCTAGTTTTGGTAATATTTTAAAATGGTTGAGTCCTGCATATGCTGCCGGCTCCACAAAAGCTGGACGTGATTTTCTTTTTGGCGGTGAGGATCAGCTTAATAAAGTTTCTACACTAACTCCTGAACAAGAACAGTTGCACAAAGGCATCCTTGGACAAGCCATGGGCATGCAAGGACAAGGCGGAGGATACAATCAGGCACAAGATTACTACAAGAGCCTTTTTGAACCTGGTAATCAAGCTTATGAAAACTTTGCTGCTCCCTACATGAATGAATTCAATGAAAAAACACTTCCGGGTATAGCGGAGCGATTTGCAGGAGGAGGGGCTTTATCTTCAAGTGGATTTGGTCAAGCATTAGGCGGAGCAGGAGCAGGCCTTCAATCGCAATTAGCGCAATTATTTGCGCAGCTTCAATCTCAGGCAGCAGGCGCACAAACTAATCAATACAATCAACTGGCTCAAACAGGATTAGGAACACAAGCCTTCGGTTATCAGGAAAAACCAGGTTCAGCGGGATTTCTAGGGCCACTTCTAGGAGCTGCCGGAACAGCAGTAGCAGGCCCTGCGGGATATGCTGCCGGGTCTGCCATAGGCGGTGGTATAAGCAATCTATTTAAATCCAGATCATCCGGAGGGCTATCATAATGCCAGGACTGCAAATACATACAGGAACTAATCCTAAAGGTAAGTTATCCGAAATGCTAGGCATGAGCTTAGGCCAAGGGATAGGCAATGGATTGAATACTTACTTTGCTAACCGAAGTCTAGAAAGTGTCATGAAAGATAAATCTCTTGCTAATTCTTCTCCATCGCAGAAATTGGAAAAGATAAGATCGGCCATGGCTCCTTATGGTGAATTGGGCGAAAAGTTATTCGGACAAAGAATACAGCTTGAGCAGCAGGAGCAGCAAGAACAACAACAGGACGTTTTAGGTCGTGTAGCAGCAGGAGAAGAAGTATCTCCTAAAGATTTGGCTAAATTGACTCCTGAAAATCAAATGAAACTGTTACAACATAAAAAAAATAAAGAAACAGGTCGCGGAATATATAATATGTTGATTAAGGCTGGACTTCCTGAAGATACTGCAAAATTATATGGAGATGCAGCAGAAAATTCTACTACGGGAGGACTTTCCGAAATAGTTAAGACTGCTGTTGATTTAGCTCATAGAACCAATGTGGGGAAAGGATTAACAGGAAAAGAGGGAGAAGAATCAAGTGATGGATATTCAGATGAAGATCTTAAAAATATTGTTTCTACGCAAGATCAAGGATTAACTCCCTCCGAAAAAGTAAAAAGGGAAAGTGAAAGATTTAAAATAGGTCAACCTATTAGAGAAGAGGCAGCAACTAAACTCCGAGGATTTGCTAGAGATAAAGAAAGAATGGACATACTTGAATCTTTAAATAAAAGCGAAAAATTACCTAAAGATTTTGGACTATTGAATGTGGATAAAGAAGGTAATCTTAGACTTCCGTTTGCTGCATCTCCTGAAGCACAAAGATATGTAAAAACATTAAATGAATTTTCCGCATCCGCTAAGGATACATTTGGATCTAGGGTTACAAATTTTGATTTAACTCAATATCTAAAAAGATTTCCAACTCTATTAAATAGCCAAGAAGGAAGACGACAAATATCAGAACAGATGAAAATCGTCAATGAGATTAATTCTGAATACTACAAAAATCTTCAGGATGTATTTGCAAAATCCGGTGGGGCTAGAAAGATAGATGCAGATGTAGCACAAGATTTTGCTGAAAGAAAATCTGAAAAAAGAATTTCTGAACTGGTCAAGAAATTTGATGAAATTGGTGAATTTACTTCACAACCTGCTGCTTCTGAATTTAAAGGACGAAAAATAAGAGATAAAAATACAGGTGAGATTTTGATTAGCGATGGAACGAACTGGACTCCGGTGCAATAATGGCTTACGAACTATTAGAAGAAAATGAATCACCAGAAAGAAACGTATTTGAGAAGGTTGGAAGACAAGGAGGAAGAGCGTTAGCCGCTGGGGTAACCGGTCTAGTTGGAGGCGTAGGTGATTTAGCAAATTTAGCTTCCCATGGAGCTGAGAAAATAGGGCTAGCATCTCCTGAGGGGGCAAAAAAATTCAGAGAAAATACTTTAACAAGTGAAAAAGTTAAACAGGGACTGCAAGAACAGTTTCCTTCATTAAAACCAGAAAACAAAATAGAAAAATTTTCCGATGATGTTTTTGAGACAATTGGCGGACTTGGAACGGGAGGCCCTGGAAGAACCATAGCAAATAGAGCACTTAGAAAGTTCGGTTTATCTTTGGGAGCTAATTTAGGAAAAGAAGTTGTAGATCAATTTGCATCTGAAGAGGGTTCTAAGGAAGGACAGTATACCAAAGCTGGCATTCTTTTTTTAGGATCATTGATTAATCCAAGACTAGCTAGAAATGAAGCAGCAAGAAGATATCAAGAAGCAGAAAGGCTTCTTCCTCCTGGAGCAAATATATCCAGTAGAGGTTTAAATAGACAATTAAATACTATAGAAAATGGAATTACTAGAGGAAGACCAAGAGAATCGCTTTCCAATGCAGAAAGATTTGTTATAGAGAGAATTGATAGAGTACGAGGTCTTGAGCAAAACGGTCGTCTAGATATAAATCAAGCTGTTGCACAGAAAAGAAGTCTTAATGAAGACTTAAGTAATTTGTTTCCTGAATTTGGACAAGCCGGAACCAGAACAGTTAGAAATCAAGCTAGACGAGTAACTCGATCATTAAATGATGCTATAGATGAATATGGAGCATCTAATCCTGAATATCTAAGAAATTTACGAGCTGGTGATGAAATTTATGGAACTTTGGCGAGAGCCGATGGTGTAAATCAATGGATTAAA